GACCTCGTAACCGTTTATGACGGCTACCTGGTCAAGTTTGCACCTGCGACCCACACCGCTGCTGTCGGCGTGTTCAACGGCTGCAACTACATTGACCCGTCTTCGGGCAAACCCACCTGGAAGAACTACTATCCGGGCTCCGTCAACATCACCACTGGCAAAATCCAAGCCGACGTGATCGACGATCCCAGCCAGTTGTTCATTGTCCAGGTCGATGAAAGCGTTGCGCAGACTCAGGTCGGCATGAACGCTGACGTCGTGGGTACCGGCGGCAGCACCACCACTGGTGTTTCCAGCATGGAACTCGACTCGTCCACCATCGCAAAAACCGCTGCGCTGAACCTGAAGATCGTTGGCTTGTGGGATGTTCCCGGCAACGAATTCGGCACCAACGCCGTGGTGGTGGTGAAGATCAACGAGCACCTGTACGGTAGTGCTGGTGTTGCAGGCCAAGGAGCTTAATCATGGCAATTTCCCGCGCACAACTGGTAAAAGAACTTGAGCCTGGCCTGAACGCCCTGTTCGGTCTGGAATACAAGAACTACGAAAACGAGCACGAGCAGATTTACACCATGGAAACTTCGGACCGTGCGTTTGAAGAGGAAGTGATGGAGTCTGGCTTCGGTGAAGCTCCGGTGAAGACTGAAGGTGCTGGCGTCGCTTACGACCAGGCACAAGAGGTCTACACCGCTCGTTACACCCACGAGACCATCGCCCTGGCGTTCTCGCTGACCGAAGAAGCCGTGGAGGACAACCTCTACGACCGTCTCTCGGCCCGCTACACCAAGGCACTGGCTCGTTCCATGGCCCAGACCAAGCAGATCAAGGCTGCATCGGTTCTGAACGGCGCTTTCGACACTTCGCTCGGTGGTGACGGCAAGCCCTTGTGTGCTCTGGATCACCCGACCCTGTCGGGCCCGGACCTCAAGAACGAGCTGACCACTCCTGCTGACCTGTCTGAGACCTCCCTGGAGCAGGCGCTGATCGACATCGCTGCGTTCACCGATGAACGCGGCCTGAAGATCGCCGTCCAAGGCCTGAAGCTCATCATCCCGAAAGAGCTGATGTTCACGGCCGACCGTATCCTGAAGTCCACGCTGCGTGTGGGCACTGCTGACAACGACATCAACGCTGTCCGCAACATGGGGATGGTCCCCCAGGGCTACTCTGTCAACCACTTCCTGACCGACCCGGACGCCTGGTTCATCAAGACCGACGCTCCCAACGGCATGAAGGGTTTTGTCCGTGTGGGGATCAAAACCGGCTTTGAAGGCGACTTCGACACCGGCAACGTCCGCTACAAGGCTCGCGAGCGCTACAGCTTCGGCTTCAGCGACCCGCGTGGCCTCTTCGGCTGCCCTGGCGCATGACGAAGTAGGGGTTGGGGGTTTCCGGCCGGAAAAAGGGGTCTTCGGACCCCTTTTTCTTTTTGTGGATTTGCAGTATATTGGGGCCATTCCGGGGTCATCCGGTACTACTGACAGGTCCCGGCCTGACGACATGCAGACAGTAGTGCCACAACTCGCATGTGAGGACCAAAATGGGTGCTTCTACTTTCTCGGGCCCGCTCAAGGCTGGCAACATCTCTCAGACCACCGGCACCACCGTTGGCACCAACGTCGCCAACGTCGGTTTTGCCGTCATGGCCCAGTCCGCTGTCATCGACATCATCGGCGCTTCGGCGGCCGACCAGGTCGTGGCCACCATCCCGGCAGGCTCGCAGATCATCGACGTCATTTTGAACGTCACGACTGCCAACAACGACACCGGCACCGCTACTGTCGTGGTGGGCACTTCTGCCGATGCCGACGCTTTCATCCCCAGCACCAGCGTTAAAACCGCTGGCACCACGCGTGGCACGCTGGACACCGAGGCAACTGACGTGGGCACGACGGACATTCAAGTGCTGGCCGACTTCACCGCTCAAAACGGTAACGGCGCTGCGGGCGCTGCCACTGTCACGGTGCTGTACCTGCAAGCTCGCGACCTCGTGTAATCGGAGGTTGCTATGAGCGCCAGCAATATCCAGTCAGTCCAGAAGACGGCCTCTGCGCAGGGCGTCAATGGACGCACTCGGCTGCTGGGGGTCTACTTCACGCACACGGCAACGCCTGCCACTTTGTCGCTAAAAAGCGGCGGTAGTGGCGGTACAACCAAGTTGGCGCTGACGACCCCCGCATCGGCGGGTTCGCAGGACTTGATCATCCCAGACATGGGCATCCTGTTCGATGACGGCATCTACATCGCGGTGAGCTCGGCTGAGATCACCAGCGTGACCCTGCTGTTCGAAGGTGGAGCGCCTGCGTAATGGCCGCCAAGAAGGGCATGGGCATCAAGACCTCGGTCAAGTCGGGTAACTTCCGGCCGACCAAGTCAGGTGCAGGCATGACCGAAAAGGGCGTCAAAGCGTACCGCAAAGCCAACCCGGGCAGTAAATTGAAGACAGCGGTGACGAGCAAAAGTCCGTCACCGGCAGACGCAAAGCGCCGCGCGTCGTACTGCGCACGTTCGGAGGGTCAGATGAAGCAGTTTCCAGACGCTGCAAAGGACCCCAACAGCAGGCTTCGCCAGGCCAGGAAGCGGTGGAGGTGCTGACGAATGGAGATGATGGTCTGGAACGTGGTTTTGACTGCGATTGTGGCTGTTTTGGGGTTCATCTTGAAGGGTAAGTTCGAAGAGCTCAATCGCTTGGGCATCCTCCTGAACAAGACCCGTGAAGAGGTGGCCCGGGATCATGTCACGCGTCGTGAGGTCGATGACCGCTTCGACAAGTTTGTAAGCCATGTGGACCAAAGGTTTAACCGGCTTGAGGTGAAACTGGATGAACTCCGAAAGGCAGGGTAACTCGATGAAAGCAAAAATGGCGATGGTCAAAAAGGGCGGCAAATCGGTGCCTGCCTTCGCGGCCGACGGCGTGGGCAAGATGAAAAAGGGTGGCATGGCCGACAAGATGGGCCGCGCTGTCAAACGTAAAACGGCCGACGTCAAGGGCCGTGCAATGAAGAAAGGAGCCTGATCATGGCTGGAAAAGGTATGGGTTGCGCCACTCGTGGCGGCGGTGCCGTGATGAGCGGTCCGAAGAATCATGTGGTGTCGGAAACGAGCAAGACGACCGGCCCTGTGATGATGAAAAAAGGCGGAGCTGTGAACCAGCACAAGCGCATGGCCATGGGCAAGAAAGTCACTGGCATGATGGGCGGCGGCATGGTCAAGGGCTATCGCAAAGGCGGAGCGGCCTGCTAAATGGCCACATCGGGCACCACCACGTTTGACCTGGCGATTGACGACCTGGTCGAGGAGGCGTTCGAGCGCTGCGGCATCCGTGCGACGAGTGGCTACCAGCTCAACTCCGCACGCCGCTCGCTCAATCTGCTTTTCCTCGACTGGGCCAATCGCGGGTTGAACCTGTGGACCATCGAGCAGGCGACGTACGCATTGACCCAAGGCGTCAATGAGATCACGCTTTCCTTGGACACGGTCAACGTGCTCGAGGCCATCATCCGCCAGAACAACCAGGGCATCAACACGGACGTCTACATCGAGCGCATCAGCCGCGAAGAGTGGCTTAATGTGCCCGACAAGACGAGCCAGGCGCGTCCCGCACAGTTCTACGTGCAGCGCGCGGACCCTACCAAGGTGTTCTTTTACCCCGCAGCGGATCGCGACTACACCTTCGTGTACTACCGAATCCGTCGCATCCAAGACGCTGGCGAGTACACCAACACGGCCGATGTGAACTTTCGGTTCCTGCCGTGCCTGGCCTCGGGCTTGGCCTACTATCTGTCCTTGAAGTTCGCGCCTGACCGGGCTGCTGCACTCAAGGCCATCTACGAAGAAGATTTCCAGCGTGCTGCGCTGGAGGATCGCGACACTGCCAGCGTGCAGTTCGTGCCGGAGATGGGGTTCTGACATGTCATACGCAACCGGCAAGTTCTCCTATGGGCTGTGCGACTACTGCGGACAGCGGTACCAGTACAACGTCCTGCGCAAGAACTGGCGCGGTTTCATGGTGTGCCCGGACGACTACGAACCCAAGGAACCGCAGCTCGAACCTCTGCGCTACCGGGGCGACGCGATTGCCTTGCGCGATCCTCGGCCCGACCGCATCGAGCCGGTGTCCGTGTTCGTCGGTGCGCCGGGCTTTACCGCGTTCCAGAGCTACGGCAGTGCCCGTGGCACGAACGACATGCGGCCCTACGTCGAAGGTCAACCCGTCATGGCCAAGGGCTCTGTCGGGTCTGTCACAGTGAGCACGTCATGACCTACGATGAACTCGTCACCGCCATTCGAAACTACACCGAGGTGGACGCCAATGTGCTCTCCAACTCGGTGATCAACACGTTTATCACGATGGCGGAGAACCAGATTCTTCGTGAGATCGACCTGGACGTGTTCAAGCTCGAAGTTGCGGGCAACATGACTCAGGGCAACAAGTTCCTGACCGCGCCGTCTGACATCCTGACGCATCGCTACATGATGATCACGGTGGATGGCGAGCAGATTTTCCTGGACTTCCGGGACACCTCCTTCATGAAGGAGTACTGGGCCAACGGCACTGCCACCGGCGTGCCCAAGTACTACTCCGTGTGGGATCAGAACACGTTCTACGTCGCGCCGACCCCCGCGCAGAACTACGCTGTGGAGATGGGCTACATCTACCGTCCGACCCAGTTGTCGTCCGCCAATCCAACGACTTGGATCAGCAACAATGCGCCTGAGGCGCTCTTGTACGCCTGCTTGATTCAGGCCTACAGCTACACCAAGGGCCCCTTGGAGATGCTGCAGTACTTCCGGCAGTCGTACAAGGAAGCGATTCAGGGTCTGGGTGTCGAGCAGCAGGGCCGTCGTCGTCGCGATGAGTACCGTGATGGCATGTTGCGCATACCCCTCAAATCGGAGTCACCTGGACCATGATTTCTGTTCAATCCCCCGTCCTCGTGGGCGGCGTTCAAGTCGAAACAACGAGCCATCGCGGCTGGTCTGTGGAGGAGCTCGCGCAGCGGGCGGCCGACAAGATCATCTTCGTGGGCGACCAGTCGCACCCTGCCGTGCGCGAGCAGGCCAGGGCGTTCAAAGAGAGCGTCAAGGCCGTGGTCGCGTTCTACCTGCAGGAAGCTGTGCAGCAGGATCGTTTGACGACCGCGAACCGCCTGCGTGAGGCTGGGTACCCGGACCTGGTCCACCTGTTAGGAGATTAAAAATGGCATTCAGCGGCAATTACATGTGCACCAGCTTCAAGGTGGCGCTGATGAAGGCGGTGCACGACTTCACCACGGGTACCGGCAGCACCTTCAAGCTGGCTCTGTACGACAACAGCCCGTCGTTTACGGCAGCGACCACGGCCTACACGTCTTCGGGCGAGGTGGCCAACTCCGGCACGTATGCGGCCGGGGGTGGCACGCTGGTCAACGTGACTCCGACGAGCTCGGGCACCACGGCGTTCACGGACTTCGCGGACCTGTCGTTCAC